ACTCAGTAACAATGCCACGCTCTATCGAAACTTTGGAAACCACTTCTTTCGGCTCCTCATCAAAGTCTTATGTAGTTGGTTTCTCAGATTCAACAATTTCAATAGAAGGTTCATTCGATGCAACATTCGATGGATACCTTTCAGGACTTGTCGGACATGAAACAGCGAGCGCATTTGTATATGGACCTGAAGGAACAACAGCAGGTCAAGTTAAGTACACAGGAACAGCATTTCTAACTTCATACGAAGTTAGTGGTGGAGTAGGCGACATTGTTGCTTTCTCAGCAGAGTTCCAAGTAACTGGCGCAATCACACGCGGCACTTACGCTTAATAAAAAAACTTAATAACCCCAATAACCGAGTCCTAGAGACCCTAATCGAAAGAGAGTAATCGTGTCCTTAAGAGACCAGATTTTAAATAGCAATGATATTCCTAAAGAACTTGTAAAAGTTAAAGAGTGGAATATCTCGATTGAAGTACGAGGTATGACGGGCGCAGAGCGCACTCGTATCTTGGATTTAGCCCAAGACGAAAAAGGTATGAACCTACAAATGGTTTATCCTGAAATTGTTATTTCAACAGCGTTCGATGCTGATACAGGAGAAAAGATTTTCACTCCTGAGGACCGAACAGCGTTACTCTCGAAGTCTGCTAACGCACTAGACAGCCTCGCAACTGTCGGTATGCGCCTTTCAGGTTTCTTAGCAGAAACTTCAAATGATTTGGGAAAAGATTCGTCCGAAACGGCTATCGAAGATTCGTCTTTGAACTAGCACAGAGATTGGGTAGGACTGTCGATGAGTTACTTAACGGCAGTCCTTCCCATAATCCTATCTCTGCAATTGAATTGGCCGAGTGGGAGGCGTTAGAGCAAGTTCGAGTTTGGGAACAAGAAAAAGCAAATCGGAGGTGATGTATGGCTGACTATAATGTAAGAGGTAAAGTCTCTCTTGATACAGGTCAGTTTGTTTCTTCCGCTCAAAGGGCTTCAGATTCTCTTAATGGATTAAATACTTCTGTTGGAAAAACTTCAGCAGGTATGAAGTATTTAAAACGAAGTGCAATCGCCGCTGGCGTTGCTCTTGGTGGACTTGCTATGGCTGGCGTTAAAGCCGCTTCGGACTATCAACAGTCAATGATTGCTTTTACAAAGATGATGGGTTCTGCCGAAAAGGCGACTCAGTTTGTAAAAGAGTTACAAGACTTTGCCGCCGCTACTCCTTTTGAACTTCCACAAGTTCAAGCAGGAGCAAAGAAACTTATGGCTTTCGGATTCGAAGCCTCACAAGTCCTACCAATGCTTACTGCTATTGGTAACGCCGCTTCAGGACTTTCTCTTGGTGCTGAAGGTATTGACCGACTAACTCTTGCTATTGGTCAGATGCAAGCAAAGGGCAAAGTATCAGGTGGAGAACTTCGTCAATTAGCAGAAGCAGGTATTCCAGCACTTCAATACTTGGCTGATGCGTATGGAAAAACAACTGCCGAGATTTTAGAGATGAGCGAAAAGGGTGCAATCCCTGCCGCCGCTGGTGTTGGTATTTTGATTAAAGGTATGGAAGAAGGCTCAAAGAACGCAATGGGCTTTAGTGGAATGATGGAAGCACAGTCAAAAACTATGGCTGGCTTAATGTCCACTTTGAAAGATACAGTTCGTAATGCTTTTGTAAATGGATTTAATAAATATGTTCCTGCTATTAGTGGAACCTTTGAAACAATGCTTACCAAAGTCGGTCCAATGGTTGAAGGCTTTATTGACTTTATGGGATACCTTGTAAGTCAAATTGGTCGAATCCTTGGTGGTATTGGAACCATTGTTGCGCCTTTATTTCAAAACTTTTTAATTCCTGCTTTTAAAATACTTGGTGGTGCAGTTCTTGGAGTTATTGCAGTCTTTGCAAAACTTGGCGACTTTATGAAAAAGCACGCTGGTGTGGTTGAGTTTTTAGTTAATGTAATTGGAGTTGCCGCTCTTTCTTATGCTGCTTTTAGAGTGCAAACACTACTTCTAACTGCTGCTACTAAATTACATACTTGGTGGCAAATCGCAAGCACTGCCGCTACTAAAAAATTAACAGCCGCTCAAAGATTGCTTAATTTAACAATGGCGTTTAATCCAATTGGATTAATTGTTGCCGCAATAACAGCACTTATCGCTGGCTTCGTTTTGGCTTGGAACAACTCTGAAAAGTTTAGAAAGATAATGATTCAAGTTGGCAAGGCTGGCGTTATGGGTATCGGCTACATTATTAAAATTGTAGGAGTCTTACTTAAAGGATTATTTAATGTCGTAACAGGACCTTTGAGACTACTTCTTAAAGGACTGGAATTACTCGGAGTAGATGCGGCTGGAAAAGCATTAAAGGGTATTGAAGGAATGTCTAAAGGTATTGGCGACTTCTTTGATAAAGCAGGAAATAAGGTTCAAGACTTTGCTGATAAGTTAGATGCACTAGAAAACAAAAGATTCAAACTGCCTTCCTTTGGTCCTAAGGGTAAAAAAGAAACTGGACCAACTGGACCTAAAATCTCTGACGATGAGTTTAAGTTTGACGCAAGTTCTTTACTTGACGGTGCTGATGAGGCTGGTGCTAAGACAGCCGAGAAGTTAAATGACTTAAAACGAGAACTAAGAGTTGTTGTACAAGACTATAACGACTTTATTACAAACGACTTTGCTAAAGGTTTTGTAGATGGCGCCGACAACGCTCGAGATACTATTATGTCCGGTCTTGATAATCTGCGAAAGATATTTGATAAGCAGAAAGAGATATTTGAAGCCGCTAAAGATACCGCTGGTATGGCTAAGGTTGAAAAAGAATGGGACAAGATTAATGCCTATGTCCGTTCTCGTATTGCTGAGGCGATGGCTGTTGCTAAGGAACTTGAAGAAGTATCAGACAAACTCGATGATGCTTACGATAGATTAAAAGATGCGGTAGCCGCTAGAAAAGAAGGCGCAAAGGCATTTGAAGACTTAATGCGTAAGCCTTTTGGCGAACCAAATGAATTGAGTAAGGGCCTTGCAAGCGGAGAAGCAACTGTCGATGGCATTATCGGAATGTACGACAGAATGCGCGAGGCTATTGAAAAACGATTTACTGAAATTGGTGGCACAAAGAAGAATGAATTAATTAGTTATCTAACCGACCAAACTGCCGAATTAGTTAAACTAGCCAAGAAGCGTGATAAGGCCGCTACCGCTCTCGATGAAGCACAAAAGCATTTAGAAGATGTTCTTTCTGAACAAAAGTCATTCGAAAAGAGCATTGTAAGCAGTATGAAGTCTTTTGGAACCGCTCTCGCTGACCTATCAAAGACCGATAGCGATACAACAATTAAGGTAATTAAAACTGCTAGTGGTTTAGTTATTACTCAAATGGGTCAGACTAAATCAGGCGTAGATACGATTGTAGATAAATTAAAATCTAGCCTTACAACTATTAAAGAGTTTACGGCTAACATACAAACATTATTGACTAAAGGTTATAACAAAGAGTATGTAAGGCAATTACTTGAGGCTGGCCCTGAAGCCGCTGGCGCAACCGCCGCCTTACTTGCTAAGAGTGGCGATGATACTGTAACAACAATTAATGATTTATACGGTCAAATAAATACTGCTTCCGAAGCCTTTGGAACCAAGATGTCCGATACCTTCTACGCTAACTCTGTATCAATGGCACAAGCAATGGTTAAAGGTGCTCAATCTGAATACGACAGCATTATGGCTCAAATGAAAAAGATTGCGGATGGAATTGAAGCCGCTTTCACTCCTTTGGCAGACCTTGGTACAAATGTTGGCAACGACATTATTCAAGACATGATTAATGCTTTAGAAAAGCGTAAGGCTGAACTAATTGCACTCGCTCAATCTATTGCCGCTCAAATAGCCGCTGCTATGGCAGCCGCCGCTAGTGCTATTGGGGTTACTGGTGTTACTGGTGTTACTGGAGTTACTGGCGTTGTAGAGGAACCAAAAATAGATGATAAAACAGATGATAAAACAGATGAGAAAACAGATGAAAAAACAGATGATAAGAAAGTAACAGAAGAGTGGGGTAAGGCGACAGTTACGGCCGTTAATGCCGCTAAGAAAGTTATTGTTAAAAGTGGAGACACCTTATCTGCAATTGCTAAGGCAAACGACACAACAGTTAAAAAGATACTAGCCGCTAATCCTAAGTTTACAGAAGACCCTAAATATAAAAACGGAAATATGATTTGGGCTGGAACCACAGTTAAGATTCCTACTGTTGCAGTTGCTGGCGCACCAATAGCACAAGGGTTTGTATCTGACTCACAAAACGCCGCTCGTCTAGCCGCACAGAATACAACTATTGAAAAGGGAGCCGTTACTGTTAATCTTTCCTCTAACATTCCAGCCAGTGATGTTGAAGGTGTAATGACTCGTTCATTCCTAGCCGCTCTAAGTGCGAGGTAAGAAATGGCAGTAACAACAGTAACTCCTAACGCAACCGCTACTGGTGCCTCTCTTTATACAATCTCAGGCGGTTCTGCAAACATCCATAGCGCTCTTAATGATGCTAACGATACGACCTTTATTCAAAAAACAAATACCATTATTGGTCCTGCTGATACTATTTTAGACTTTGGAACTGTAACCCTGACCGCCTCTCAAAGAGTTAAACAAGTACGCCTCCGAGTTAGAGCCTCTACTCCAACAGATGTTGGACGACTCAATGTTTATCTTGGTGCTCTTATTTCAAGAAAGAATTATTTCTATACAGGCTTGGCTATTCGTGGAACAAATACAAGCCCAACTACTTTCACAGGACCTTATTTTACTTCCGCACCTGACGGTTCAGAATGGACTCAAACAAACCTTAATAACCTTCGCGTTAAGGCAACTGAATATAAAGACACGACAGATAGAGGAAAGTTTTACGAACTATTTGCAGATGTAGATATTGTTACTGCTCCAACCGTAGGAACAGTATCCGCTCCTGTTGGTGCAGTAAGTACAACGACTCCTGATATAACTTGGACTTATGTTGATTCAGTAGATAACTCAACTCAAGATTATGTTCAAATTAAAGTTTTCAGTAGCGCTCAATATAACGCCGCTGGTTGGAATGTAAACACTTCTACTCCTACTTGGACTTCAGGTGAACTGGCTAGTACTGAATTAACTTCCGTTGTGGGCGTTCTCTTAACGCCAGCAACTTATCGTTGTTATGTTCGTGTTGGAAAAGATATTAACGGAACACCTTTTTACTCCGATTATAACTTTAGCGAGTTCACCGTAAATTATACGACCCAACCTGTTCCAACAATGGCTGTTGCTTGGTCTGCAACTTTAGGTAGAGCGGCATTTGAAATTACTGGGTCCTCTTTAAGTGGTGGATTAACAAGTCAATATCATCAAGTCGAACGCTCTGATGATGAAGGTGTTACTTACAATTACATTCGTAACGGAGATAACATAACTCTCACCGCCGCTAATAAGGGCATTATTGATGACTATGAAGCGCCTCGAGGAATTACTGCTTACTATCGTTCACGCGCAGTTGGTGTTGATTCAAACTCTATTGAATACCCTTCAGGTTATAGCGTTATCCAGCAAGTTCTTATCACTAACGATTCTACTTGGTGGTTTAAATGTATTGAAAATTCAGATTTAAACCTTGGTTCAGTTCGCGTTCTTAAAGAGTTAGATGTCCAAGTAGATGAACCTAATACTATTTTTAGACCTCTTGGTTCTAGTTACCCAATCGTTGTTGCTGGTCCTCTACAAGGAGAAGACGGCGCATATAATCTTAAAACAGTAACGGAAGATGAATGGGATGACCTTTATCCTCTTATTACACACCAAGGTAAATTACTTATCCAAGACCCTTTTGGTAATCAGAAATACATTCGTGTTACTGATAGAAAGTGGACAGCGGAAACTCAAAGTGGAAATGTTTATCGCGACATTACTTTGAACTATGTAGAAATTGAAGAATAATGTATCCGACAAGTGGTGATTTCAAAGCGGCGGTAATCGCCGACCACAAAGTAATAGCAAAGGCTGAAGTGTGGTCTAGTGACCGCAAACTTATTGATTTAGATATTGATAAGGGCAAGGTATCTGTTACTACAAGTAATGCAATTAGACGCTCTTGTGAAATTAACTTAGTAACGGACAGAACTACGGCAAACCTAGTGCCTGAAGATGGCTTTGATTTTATTGCACCTTTTGGTAATCAATTAAGAGTGTATCGAGGAATAGAGTTTACAGACGGGACAGAAGAATACATACCTTTAGGAGTCTTTGTTATTACAGAGGTTTTAGTTAAAGATACAAACGAAGGCGTATCTATAACGATTAAGGGTGAAGATAAATCGATTATCTGCTCTCGTAACAAATGGACCTCAACTTACCAAATGGTAAATGGAACTCTAGAAGCGTCTTTGACTGCTTTTTTAAAAAACCGCTTTCCCGATATTGAAATTAACTTTCCGACTACAAATGTGACTGTTAATCAAGTAATTCTTGGAGCCGACTCAGGCGTGGACCCTTGGAACGATGCAGTTGAAATTGCTCAACTTGTCGGCTTTGACCTTTTCTTTGATGTTAATGGCGTATGTGTGATGAAACAATTCCCAACCTTAGATGCCTCGACAGTTGTGGCTACCTATGAAGAAGGTAATGGAACAACAATTACCTCTCTTGATAGAAACATTTCTACTAAAGAAACCTATAACGGAGTTATCTATACAGTCGAAGGAAGCCAAGTAACTACTCCAATTCGTGTTGAAGTATGGGACGAAGACACATCAAGCCCTACTTATCGGTTCGGAATCTTTGGTTCAGTTCCTACTTTTGTTACTACTAATCTTCTCAGCACCTCAGCAGAGGCTATTAAAGCGGCTACTCTTTTATTGAACACCTACATTGGACAACAGGAAGTAATTACCTTTAACTCTGTTGTGGACCCTTCCTTAGATGTTAATGATGTTATCTATGTTAAATCAACTGGAGCAAGAGTAGATAGAACAGTTATTATTGACTCAATGGATATTCCTTTGGATTACACAAGCGCCTTAAGTGTTAATACTAGAGTGGTTCGCGTTGTTGGTTCCAACGAGGTTGTAGAGATTGGAACCGTGTAATGGATATTGGTAATTTATTTAATAAGGTTATTTTAAACAATCAAAAGACCTTTATCCACTTTGGAGTTGTTACGGCTCGAACAAGTAGTAATACTCGTATCTCAGTTCAGGTTTCAGGAGCAACAACTGCTATCACAGGTATCCGTTATTTATCTTCCTACACCCCAACAGTTGCAGATGTCGTGGTATGTCTTTTTTATGATAACGATATTATTGTTTTAGGCAAACTCACATAAGCGTTTCTTCAAACCTATATTGCTAAACCTTGTTATTCTTAGGCTGTGAACACCGTCCTTGAAATCTTTGGTGCCGCCGGAATTATAGGTGGAGCCATTCTGACTATCCATATAGTCGTGAGTAAGTTGGTTTGGAGACCTTTGAGAAAAACACTTATGGACGAAGTTAGGTCCGAACTAGATTGCCGCCTCGACCCAATACTCAAACTGGTGTCGCAATTAGAAACCAATGGCGGCTCACACCTTGCTGATAGAATCATTAGACTAGAGGAACGCCAGTCGAGCGTAGTAACTCGCCTAGACGACCTCTATGATTTAGTTAAATCTATGAAGGAGACAAAATGAACCCTAAGTACAAATCTATGCTCGATTCTTATGTCCGTAATTTAGTCGGACAATTATTCGCTGCCATCGTTCTAGTTGGTCAAGGAGCGAGTCCTTTAGACTTCACTTCTTCCCAATGGGCAGATGTTTCTAACATTCTATGGACAACTTTAATCCCAGTTGTCCTTCGCTATGTTAATAAGAAAGACCCAGCGTTCGGTTTAGTTGCTGAATCGCTTCTCGTAAAAGGAAAGAAAGCAACCGCTAAGAAGATTTCAAAGGGCTAACAACAATGCCAATTACAACCTCTACGGTAGGTACTACAACGACTTTCACTCCAACGGAAATCTTGTATGACCCAACGAACAAACTTCGTGTCGCTCAACCTGAATCTCTTATCGATACCGACTTTGAGTATGGACAGCAGACAACTAAGTGGGAAAACCTAGCGACTGTAAATAACATGCCTTTTGCTTATCCAAGCCCCAATGTAATTCCAAACATATCTTCAATGCAATATGTTGCTGGTGCTAAGACTGTAATCGTTACTCTAGGCTCAGGAGTGGCACCAGCAAACGGAACACCTATTTTTGTTCAAGACGCTTTACTAACTCCAGCCAATGGTAACTTCGTTATCGAAACAGGCGGCGGTACAACTGTTTGGACTTATAAGGCTCGCGCAACAAACAACAGCGCCTTTACTGCAATCTTTGATGCAAGCAAAACAACAATTAACACAGGACTTTTTTTCACTAACTCTCAAATAAATCCAACTGGTTCGTACATCGTTAATACATCGAGCAAAGCGGTAACAGTTACAACACCGACTCCACACGGATTGGCACTAGGTAATGAAATCCAAGTAACTGGAATTACAGGAACTAATCCACCTAACGGAGCCTTTGAAGTAGCAACTCTTAACTCACCTACTTCTTTTACTTACTTTACTGATGGAAGCGTTCCTTCTTCATTAAGCGTAGGTTCGATGAATCTTTATGTTCGTCCTTCGGCTCAATTCCAACACCGCCCATTTGATGGTGGAGTAATTTTTTCCTCTAATGGTAACTCAAACTTTGAAACAGCAATTCGCCAAACTCGCCGTTACTTCCGATACCAGTCAGGTAAAGGCTTACAGATTTCTTCAGGAACAATTTTAAAGCCAGCCTTGCAAGTAGATTCAATTACTTCTTCAGGAACAACCGTAACTGTTCAAGTTAAAGAAAGACACAACCTTTGGACAGGTGCCACAATAACTGTTTCGGGTGTCTCGAACGATTCATCTTATAATGGAACATACACGGTAGCCTCTGTTGTTTCTTACAACCGATTCACTTACACAGTAGCCACAACACCACCTATTGCTACTGCTACTGGTCCTTTTATTGTCTCTGTAAATAGTTGGTACGGAGCCGTTAATCGTCTTGGTTTGTTTGATGAACAAAACGGAGTGTTTTTTGAATTTAATGGTCAAACACTATCTGTTGTTCGTAGAACCTCTACTTTCCAATTGCCGGGTCGTTATACATTTACAAATGGTTCAGACCAAGTAGTAAGAACTACAAGTGCGTTCCCAACACAAAGTATGACTCAATTAGAAATTGGTAACTACATTGTCGCTCGCGGTCAGTCTTATAG